GTCCTTGAGTCGCCCCATACACCGCCGGACGATGTGATTAGGAAGGCCTACTTAGATTCTGACCAGTCGCAGCCCATGAAGGTCCATACCATCGTCGAGATGGGTAAGACCCGCACGGTGACTCTGCATCCCGCTGAGGAGGTCCAGGTCGCGAGACAGCTTACAGCACGCTGGCTAGGCGCGCTTCGCCGCTGCATCACGACAAGGGACATGTTGAAAGGAAGGCAAGTCGTACTTTCGCCACAAGACCACAGGAGTAAAGCCTATTCTGCGGACTTGACGAAAGCGACCGACTACATCGACCACGAATTGGCCCGGCACGTCGGAACGTGCCTCTGCGCCAGGTTGAATCGTGAAGTCGATGTGCCTATAGTCAACAAGCTCTTTAGTCCCAAGACTCTGCCCGATGGCACGCTAACACAGAGCGGCGTGCACATGGGCCTAGGGCCATCTTGGGTCGTACTGAGCCTCCTCAACGGTTTTGCCGCGTGGCACGCGGGAGCACGAAGGAACACATACGCAATCTGCGGAGACGACCTAATAGGCTTCTGGCCAAGAAGCCTCACGGAGACCTACGCTGAGAACCTCGAACGACTCGGTTTGAAGGTGAACCGCACCAAATCGTTCTACGGTGTCTGCGGTGTGTTCTGCGAGCGCATCATGGAACTTCGAGGAGATCTCTCTCCCCTCGGGGTGAGCACTTCTTCTGTCGGAGGAGAGACTTCCGTCTCTCACGAACCATCCTTGGCAAAGGATGCCCGGCAGAAGAGGTACCCGCCCAGAGGGGTGAGTCGACTGGTATCCCAGGACGTTGGACACCTATCTGATCTCACCGCCTCGAAGGCCCTCTGTGGACGCACTCGTCATACTCTCGCTATTCTCGCCGGGATGGGTCACACACCCTACCTAGATCGGCGAAAAGCAGCCCGCCAAAGGCTGCTGCCACGCGGCATCGGACCAGGACGCGTAGAACACTACGGGAACGGGACAGGAGCACTCTCCAACCTCGGCCTAAGCCGCCTCCTAAGAGGTAACAAGGGCCTTGATATAAAGAAGACTCGACTCCCCGAACAAGTGTCTAAGCAGCTTGAACTTGAACAGACGAACAACGGCACCATACCGGTGTCTGACTTCCTGATTCAGTTCAAGACTGCCGAACGCCTCAGGTCTCTCGTTACCGGGAAACCTGTGGCGTCTACGCGCCCCATGAGCAAAGACGAATTCAGGAAGAGATCTAAGGTGAATAACCGAAGTACCCAACCCTCCACCGCCAAGCTCATGTTAATGAGCCGCGCTGCCAGCTTGAAGCGCCGAAACAAGGTGCAAGCCATATGGCTTGCACGGCGTCTCGGCAAGTCAACTTCTGGGAGGACGAGCGTTCGCAGACGACTAGAACGAGTTCTAAGCCGCCCGCACGCAGAACGATACATTAGCGAGAAACTCTCCCGAGAGCTCCTCTCCTTATCGAATCTGCACGCACGTCGGTTGGGTACACTTTCTGAAGATCTGTCCAAGCGAAGGACTCGTCCCCATAGGTGCAAGGCGCGTCCGCTGCTGGGTGCAGCGGCGCGCCGTAACGTGGTCTAAAGGCCACG